GCCAGCTTGCTTCGCATCATCTGCGGAGAACGAGACGCGGACCTTCTTCGCACCCTTACTGAAGTCGGCGATTGCGGCCTGAATGTCGAACTGCACCCAGTCGATATCCCATCCGGCATTCATCAGGCCAGAGAGCATCGATTCGCTCTTCATGGTGATGTTGCCATTGATCAGGTGATTCTCGCGCTTCCATGAGAGCGGAGTCATTCGGCTTGCGATGCATTCCAAAGCGAGGACATAGCCCTGCTCAGGCTTGACGCATCCGAACATGCCGGAGTGGCTAATCCAGTCGCCCATCGTTTTCACCGCATCCATCGGACTGTCGATGCGGTCGTAGAAGTCAGGACTGGTTGGAGTCAGGGCTTGCGGTGCTTGCTGGGACGGTACTGCTACCGTCAGTGTGGCTGCTTGGTTGCTCATAGGTTGTATTCTCTATCTGCGGTTGTTTGTTTGTCTTCTTTGCGTACGGATTCACAGCTCCGGTCATTGCTCGACTCTCAAGAATCGCCGCGATGTCGGCTTCCGTGAAAAGGATTCGTCGGCCAATTCTCCTGTGCTGGATGCCGTCATTGCGAACGATTCGCCTTAGCGTCTCGGTGCAAATCTGGAGCATCGCTGCTGTGGCCTTGGCCGTATAAACTTTCATTCAAAAATCGACTGCAATCGGGTGTTTAATCAGGGAGAAAAATCCAATAAAACCCCGTCGCGAGTTCTCTTCGCGCACTAATCCCGATTGCAGAAAATTGGTCATTGTTGCGGACGTAGTGTTGCAGTTGCCTCAAGTCGTTGCAAGAGGATACTGGAAAATTTTTCGGCCTAGCCGCGCTTCGATTCTCTGAAGGTAGGCCACCTGCTCCGGTGTTCCGTTCTGGCCGCTGCCATTGAGGAACGTCACACGCTGGTCCATGAGATGATCTTTGCGCCGTTGCCAGGAGGCATCCGATTCGCCGTCGTCGCGGTGGATCGTGTATGGGCCGGTGCGAAGTTCCAAGGTGTACTTCTCAGCGTTCGGGTTGATGGGCTGACGCTCCGGTTTCGGGCCAAAGCCTTCCCAGGTGTCGTCGTCGTCGTCCTGATAGGATGAACGCTTCAGCGCTTCATCGATCTTGCGTTCATGCTCCTTCAAGGTTTTTTCGATCCTGTCAACGCTCTCAGATATTCGCTTGAACATCGTGGCGGTTTTTTCCAACTGGTCTTTCAACACGGACGATTTTTCGGTTTCCATAGCAATCAGTTATTTGTCGGCTAATTCAGGGAACAACTTGGCAAATTCCTCGGACAGTGATGGGCGGTCTGGCTCCGTTGGTTGATCCTCAGCGAGAGGTTCTCCGGCCTTCTCCTGCTTCTGACTCCTCCTTCGCTGCCTCGCCTTACGAAGCGCATTGATAGCCTTCCAGAGCTGGGCGATTTCCCGCCGGATATCCGACAGCTTGCGCGATTCAAGATCCTTGTGCGCCTGCTCATCGGACGGCTTCCAGTCGCAGCCATGCCAGACCCGTTCGATCCGATCAAAGACCAGCACCTGACTCTTCACGTTCCGCATCGAGTTGAACGCGCGGTTCGCCTCGGCAACACCGCCGCCAATCGTCTCAACGATGTGGGCCAGTAACTCCGACTTTTCGAGGTTTAGATTGTGCCTCTTCGGCGGCATCTCTCGGAACGTCGCTCGAAGCGTCGAACCATTTGGAAGGTAACTCATGGTGAAAAACAGATAACTCTACTTTGTCCTCTTGTAAACGGAAATCTACCAATGGTTATTTCTCGTTTATCCTTGGTCTACCTAGCTCATCTAAAGATAAGCCTCCCCTTTCTAAAAAAGGGGAGAGGCTTATTCCGAAATCGGAAAGCTTGCTCCCCGCCTTTGAGGGCGGTGCCGCTTCCGTTTCGGAATAAGGGTTGGAACGCGTTTGTATCGCTCAATCGACATTCGAGAATGCTGTTTAATGGGGCGGAAACGCCCCGTAGAGCGTTCGGAAGGTGTTTTGCGGCTCTACGGACGGTTTCGCATATGACCGCGCTAGAATCGAATCGATGGAATGACATGGTTTTGGATGCTTAGATTGGCCTACCTTTGTCTGCGAAAAAGTTATCCGGCGGATTTCGGCTTTTCGCTGACCCGCTCCGTCACCGGATAAACATCGTAATCCTCCGGCATCTCGACCGGCACGACGCGAATCCGGCCTTGAGTGTACTCGCCGGGATTAAGTTCCTTGGCCGCCGACTCCGCCTCCTTGCGCGTCGCGTATTCGATGGTGCGGAAGCTGACAACGCGCTGCTTCAGGTCTGACCAGCCAATCGCGCCATTGATTTGCACCTTGAAGATTGGCGGTGCGAAGAGATTGCGGCTCATGGATGAATCCCTCCGGTGCGGATTACTTCGATGATGAACTCCGAATCGTCGATGAGTTGCTGCCGCCGTTTCTCGCCTTCGCCGGTGCTGTCCGTGGACTTGTACATGCGAGCGTAAAACAGGCTGTCTTCAAGGCATGTAAGCGCGGCTGAGACGTGCGCCAGACGGTTGGAAGCGGATTCCATCACTGGACTTTTGAAACTCTCCGCCATCGATCCAAGCTGAGATACAAGCTCATCCAACGTCGTATTCCTCGCCTCCAGTTGCGCGCTGGAGAATACGCGCTGCACATTCTCGCACTCCTTCGCGTTGTACATCTTGATCATTGCAGAGTCTCCGGTTCGCCGATCTGCATCAGCTTGTCGCCCCGCTCGCGTTCGATGATCAGCTCAAGGATTTGATTCCCATCCGCGTCCGTGATGGAGCAGATATGCTTGTCCTCGTCGTAAATCGAGAGCGGTTTGACGCCCTGAGTTTCGCATTCGCCGGTGATGATTGCGTTGAAGAGGTCAACGATGGTTTGGGCGTTGGTTTTGGACTGAATGGTTAGTTTCATTGGTTTGGGCTGTTTTACCGTGCGGTGAAATGATGGTTTTCGGTGAACGTGCGGTTCGCATCGTCCATCGATTGAAGCTGGCGCATGACCCGTCGGCCATACGCTCGCGTGGAGGATCTTTTAAGACCTTTTGGCCCACCTTGCCAGAGCCGAGCGAGACTTTCGTCGCTGAGGTGTTTGCCGTAATGCGCGAAATAGCTTTCCGCAATGAAGATTGAGACGGCGCGGTTGGTTACCTGCGCGTGGGAATAGTCTGTTCCCATGATCCGGTTGATATCGCGCACCATGATCGATTTGATTTGAAGCGCGCCAAGCTCGCCGTGACGGCCACGGGCATGATCGTTTCCACCGGATTCGATCTGAATGAGAGCGGATAAGAGCAATGGATGCATAATTTGATGCGGTTTTGCGGTTTATTCGTGGGATTTGACGGCCAAACCCCTCGCCTTCCTGATTACCTCGCGCGCATAGGCTAGATCCTCATCGTCTGCCATCGGGTGCGTGAGACGTTCAAGCGCGGCGAGAAGATCGGGGGCGGAGGCGATGAGGTTGGCGTTTGCCTGTCGCTCGGATTCGGGGGTTTCATAGTTCGCCCAATGATTTGTCGCGTAACAAACAAGAGCATCGTCAGCGCGGACATTTAAGCCAGTCGTCCGCCAAGGGCCGGGGGTGAATTGGGGTTTCATGGATGCTTAGGCTTTGACGGCGTATTCCGACGCGAAACGAAGGCCTTCCACACGGCCAGACTCGCCGCCGCCCAGGACGATTGATTCGCACGCGGAGTCGCTCAATTGATTCGACCAGGCGTTCCAATGCTCCCGCGCGTCGCAGTGCGGAATTCCGCAATCGCGATGGAGAACATGCGCGAAGGAGGAATAGAAGTCGTCTCGGACCTCGCTGACCTGCTCGTCCATTCCGATTTCGCGCATCAAATCAGCCTCCAGGCGCGTCAGGCGCATGGCCGGAAGGATGCGTTCCACGACAAACACCTGCGCGTCGGCCCATAGCTCCGGTCCGGCATTGGTGCGGATGTACAGGCTGAGGTCATCGAACAGATAGAACCGAGTCGCATCGGGGCGAGGGTCATCCTGAAATACTTCACGGATATTGTCGGCGAACGGCTCGAAAGAGACTTCGATCAATTGCTGCTCCTCGTCCGTCAGGCGCGCGTCCATGCGGTAGTTATGGTGCAGGTACGCGCGGACGGATTGCGGCAGATCATGCGCGTCAAATGCGCGGATTGCAGGGTCGAAGAATTGGATTTCTTGGATGATTTCGTGAATGGTTTTCATGCTTTGGATTGGATGCGGATAGATTGGCCTACCCTTTCGCACCAGGCTTTCGCATGATGCGCGTAGGATGGGTCAACGGTCCGCGTTGCAATAGGTGCGGTAGTCTATGCGGCCAATCAGATAATTGGCGCATGCGCGGGAACGGCTTTCTGGCCATCCGACAGGGCCAGTCAGCCAGTCAAATATGTCAGAGTATGTCAGGCCGCGCGCAGACTTGCGTGCGTGCGTAAGGTTTCCGTTGATCAGGTTACCGACGGCCGTTTCTATGCGTTGGATTGATTTCATTGGATGCGTTGGGTTTAGGCTAGGTTGAAGAGCGCGCGAAAGTCTGCGTATTCGTAACACAAGTCCGTGGCGAAGCGGTAGACACCGACGTCTTCCTCGCCGTCGGACCGTCGGACCGTGACGAATTGCCAGCGTTCATTGGCCAGGACGAAAGGATCTTCAAAGGCGCGCGCGCGTAGGAATTCCACAAGTCGCATGGTGTTTTATTCGTTGGGTTTAGGTTTAGAAAGTACAGCAACCGCAGCACGGCGCATCTTCACAGCGGCCGCGCGCATTGCGTGAGCCTGTCCAACCGGACGAGAGTTTGACGCAAACCAGGCCAGAGTCTTTAGGCATGCGGCCGGTGCATGCGTTGCAATCGATGCGCCAGATGCGGTTGCGTTTGGTGACGGTTCCTAGGCCTGCGGGAACGGTTTCGTGGCATTGGACGCATTGGCCCGGATATCTGTTTGTCATGGGATTTGATTTGATTTGATGGATTGAAGATACGCGTCAACCTACCGTTTCCGATAGATTGAAGCAGACCGTCAGCCCACGACGAAACCGCTTGTGTCGCTCTTTGCTTTACCCTTGGCGGTCAGGCCGACGACGACACCCTTAGGATCTAGGAACCGTAAGTCGTTTTCGTCGCCATTAATGACCGGGAAGCCGTTCCAATGCGTTGGCAAGGACTTTCGGAAAACGACCGCCACATTTCCGCCACGGTTTAAGACTTCAATGCATTGGGTTTCGTTGGTTTCGGAACGTGAGAACGTGAGGGAATAATTGGACGGGAGCTTTCCATCTAGGAAGGAAACCATGCGTTGAAAGCTCTTCGTGTAGTCGTAGAAACGGGTTTTCTTGAACGCTTGAATGACCGAGTAGCGTTCCCATCCGATATCGGATGTTCCGTTTAAACGGATGACAGGGGTCATGCGTTTGGCCTTGGCCTTTCGAATGACCGACGTGACATTTTCTTTGAGCGTGGCAAGGAAGCTTTCACGGTCTTTGACGTAGAAAACGGTCTTTGCCGTGCGTGCCTTTTGGACAGAGTTAAACGCGCCACGGCCAGCGTAGTATAGGCAAAGGTTTCGGCATCCGTCGGATGCATTCGGGCATGCGTTGAAAAGCCCGGAAACACGGTCGGGGGCAAGATAGAGAATACCGGTCATGAAGCCACGCTTCTGACCTTTAACGGTCTTTGCGTTGGTGTCGACGGAGAGGAGGGTTTTCATTGGTTCAATGGTTTGGAGTGATGCCGAAGGATGATTCAAGGAAGGCGACAAGGGCGACAAGGGCGACGACAAGGGCCGCAATGCCGAGGGTTTTAAGACGTTTGCTTTTCACGACGGACAGACTAGGGGGAACGGAAAAGGAAGTCAAAAGAAAAGTTAAAATAATTTTAGGAAGGGGGAAAACATGGGGAATTGCTGGGGAAAACGAGGGAAAACGAAAAGGGGAAAAGGCGTTGCAACGGGCAACGCAACGGCCGATCCTGACAGCATGACGAAAGCGCAATGGGAAAGAGCAAAAGCGGAATACCTGACGGGAAAGGGGTGGAAAGCGATTGCAGACGACTTGAGCGTGCCGATGGATACTCTGAGAAGCCGGGCTTGTCGGGAAGGGCTGACTAAAGTGAAGGCGCAAATGCAAACGGTTTGCATTGAAAAGAAAACCCAATCCCTAGAAAGCCTCTCTGCTTTAGTCCGTTCGAAGCTCGCCGCAGATGCCGCCTCAACGCTTGAACGCATCGATTCATATGATCTAGACGGAATCAAAGATGAATCAACTCGCGAGCAAATCCTCGGTTCAGTCGCCAAACGCTCCGCGCTGGTGTTTGGCTGGTCAGAACAAGGGGAGAGTGCGTCCGTCTCGATCAATCTGCTCGGTTCAATGCCGGATCGAGTCGCTGAGATTCAGGTGACGAACGAAACCGAAACCAAGTGAACATAACACACATTGTGCATCGCAGGGAAACTGATAGTCAGCATAAGTTTTGCTTATGACAGAAAAGGATTGTTTTTCCTAGGAATGGCACAGTTTTTGACGTAGAGGGTGGCACCCCCTTTGCGGGTGGGCTTCGTTTACGATACCCCCCTCAAAAATTTTCCGCCTTTTTGACCATGATAAATAAAATTAAAATAGGTCAAAAAGTATTTCTATCGACAGCAGAGCAGAAGCTGGCCCATTACGTCGCCAAGAATCGAAATGGCAATAACCGCTATTTCAACGTTACGAATCTAAAGATCAGCGCGGAAGATCCGCATACGGTCGATCTTGAGGGTATTGCTGGCGAGCTGGCTTTCTGTCGCCTGTTCAATGTGTATCCCGACATTGATACCGACCGCGAGCCTCCGCATCCGCTCTACGACGCGGTCATCCCGCCTCCGCCGGGATTCCGCATCGATGTCAAAACGACCAAGTACGACAATGGGAAGCTACTGGTCGATGCGCGTAAGGGTGTGAAAACTGAGGCTGTTGATTTCTACGCTCTGATGACGGGAACCTTCCCAGGTCCGTACACATTCCGTGGAGTCATCGCGAAGGAGCATATCATCCAACCTCATAAACTTGGCCTACTCAAAGGCTACAGCTCGTACATGGCGGAGCAGTCGGAGCTGACGGACGAGCTTCCAGCCAATTACTAATTCTGATTGACTTAGTAGACATTCTTATGCGTCAGTGCGCGCATCGACCCTAAGCAAGGCCACGGATTGGTCATCCATGGCAACCCGTCTAAGCGGCAATGACACTCCGCATGCAGCAGCAGGTTGGATGATTGTCCACCGTGTGGTGGATGGATGGCCAACCATAACGCAGATAACGTCGGTTTAATTTCATAATCTCATGGCTTGTCCTAATGTCTTTAACGCCTTTGCGGTGGCTACCGAGTCGCTCGCTCAGGACGTTTATAAACGCGCCTCGTACCGCTCGATGTGGCTCAACATGATTGAGCGCGGCGAGTATCCTCAGGGTACGGGTTTGACCCAGACCTCGTTCACCACCACTTCCATCGAGCCGACTGCGGCTGAGGAGTGGTCGGCCATCACCCTCGCCAGCGGCAATCCCGGCGATAACGGTGGTGCTTGCGATGTCACCTACAACGACGTTCCGGTCGGCTACAATGCCGTCACCTGGAGTCCTGAGCGTTTCGCCCTCAAAGGTCCGCTCTTGTGTAAGGACGATCTGACCTTCGATCATCGCGTCGAGGCGTTTTTGCGTGTGTACCTTGAGAAGCTCTCCATCCGCGCTCAGCGTTCTTGGGAAACCCGTTACCAGAACATGTTCGCCAAGTATGCCATCAAGGCTGTGGCCGACTCGTCCTTCACTCAGGTTGAGACGATTCCGTCTGGCGTGAATGAGCTGCCCTGGATTCAGACCGGTTCCGCTGGTCAGGCGCTGAATCAGTCCACCTCCGAGCTGACTCAGGAAATGCTCGATGTCGCCGCCGCCACGCTGATCCGCAACGGCGCTACCAATCCTGATAGCTCTGGCTTCATCAGCTACAGCAGCGACGGCCCGGTGTTCCCGCTCTACATCGGTCTGGAGGCTTCGCAGCGCATCGCTCAGAACAACCCCGCGTTCCGCGATGACTTGCGCTTCGCTGATCAGGGCAGTGGCGCTGGTGCTGAGCTGCTCAAGCGCATTGGCGCGAATCGGGTGATTAAAAACTTCCGGCATGTGCCGAATCTGTTCCCGCCCCGCTACACCTACGCTGGCGGCAAGTACACGCTCGTTCAGCCGTTCACCAGTGCGAACGGCACGAAGGGTACGGTGTTCAGCGT